GTCAATACCTATCTACCGCCGCACTTTTTTGCACTAAATTTAGTTTATATTACTTCATGTATGTAATGTCTGTAGATATTCTGGTTCCAGCCAAAACCTCATTGACTCTATGAATTACATGTGAATCAAATATGGCTATATTACCAGATGAAGGCTTTATTGTAATGTCCTTTTCATTTTCACTGTTGATGAATCCCGTGTCTTCAGAAATTTCAAAAAATGAATCTTTATCAATAAAAACTAGCTCTCCGCCTTCAAAGTCTGTAGACAGATAAAGAACAATACTTATTTCTGGCACCATAGTTTTCCCATCTTCCGATTCCCAAGAATCAGAATGGTTTCCAATATTTGCACCAAGATCGTATGTTTTAATCCAATATGTCGGTTTGTCCATCATGGCATATTTATCCATATCTATTCCAAAATGCTTACAATATACTTCCATTGCCTTGATCATGACTGGGTGAATTTTTGCAAATATTTGATTAGATATCTCTAAAGCTTTGTAGTGTGGATCTGCTTCATATGATATTACAACGTGAGAGCCAAGCCTGCTGGAGCCCTGTTTTAATTCCTCTGACTTAGAAAGATCTAGTATATAGTCGATGTCTTCTTGAGATATACAATTACCCAGATAAAGACCATAATCTTTTATTTCATTAATTATATGCATTATTGTGATCTATATATATCTTCAGATGGAAACTCTATATCAGAACTAATATTAATAAATTTACATATTTTGCTGCTGATTTCTGGATCAGTAAGCTCGACCTCTAAATAGTTTTTTTTGTCTTTAAAAAAAGCATTTACTTTATTTAAATGTATTTCTCTTATTGTTAAAAGCTCATTTTCTGTTAAATCTTGAATTTTTGTTTTTCCAGTATTTAAATAAAAATTGCAATATGCTTCCTCAAAAATATAAGGATCGTGTGAATGAGCCCACTTGCCACTTATTTTTTGCATTGATAAAATCCATTCTTTAGCAGGCCTAGTTATATTAATATATTTTGCTTCGGGAAATCTTTCATACAATTTATCAAATATTAAACAAGTTGGTATATCTGAATACACGTCTGTTTCTGGCAAGGAATTAAAATGTTCTTCTATCCCATAAGAATTTTCTTCAAATGAACCAGGTTTTACTTTTTTAAAATCATAAAAATGTGTTGTGCTAAACCCAAGTCCCTGCATAAATTGATTAAAAGATTGTGTTCCATTTCTACCTAAACCTACACAAAGTATTTTCATATATGTCTCCATAATAAATCTTTTATTTTTATCATTATAAGTCTTCCTTATCTATATCTTCTTTCATATCAAGATTGCCTAATAGATCTAAGTCTATGTAGGCTTCAAGGTTATCTAGTATTCCCATTAAGAGTTCCTAGGGATTAGTGTTTGAGGGCCTTCTGTGCCGAATAGAGACTTTTTTACTGGTACGCAATTAGGAACCCTCTTGCCGTTCTTATCCTTCATTCCCACCTGCTTGTAGCCTCTCCAGCAAGCTTTCTCTATGTTATCCCAGTTGTCTTCTTCTTCGTTATCTGATTCGTAAGACTTTGAGATTTCTTCATCTGTAAGATCTTCTGGTTTAGGGTCTATTGATTTTAACAAGCTATCTTGTAGCATATCCTTGATGTCTTCTACAATTTTATTTAGTTCCATAGTCTTAGTATACCATTCCTTTATTTTCTGTTCTTATGATTCTTTTTATCTGATAGCAACAGTCAGGGCATTCTCCTATATGAAGCCATTTGCCTAATTCTAGGACTACTATTTCATTTATCTTTCCGACCACATTCTTTTTGCATATAATACAATATGCGCTTACATTTTTAGGCCACATCTAATGGGTTCTTGTAATTATTTTCTACTCCATGCTTTATGTTACCTAAATTGCCTGGAAGGTAAGCTGGGTTTAACCAAAACTTTGAGCCATCAGACCCATACCCGTTCTTTGCAACAGACAAAGCATCTGGCCTTTTATTTTTAAAAAAATAACCAGATATCATATATCTTTCGCCATCTTCAAGCAAAAGTATTTCGTGATGTTCGTTTCCAGGAAATATTAGAAGAGATCCTTTGGTGGGAGTAAATTTAATATCTTGATCTTTAAAAAATAATTCTCCACCAATGTAATTATCATTTAAATATAAAATAACAGTAAATCCTCCGCCATATGCCCTGTGAACAGAATCTTCATGATATGGCATTGTTGTACCAGGTTTATATTTTCTAAACAAGATATTTGCTTTTTTGTCATAGGACATGTATTCGCCATCAATTTTTGGTTCTACAAGAGAAATATCTAGGTTTTCTAAAGGAATGCTTAGGTTATTTTTTATAAGATAGTCGCTAAGACAGTTATTATATATATCTAAAACTTTATTATATACATTTAAGTTACTTGGCTCTGGAAATATGTATAGTGTATCTCCTTTTACATTATGACCTTCCGTATAAGAAATCCACTCTCCATTAGCATTTATTAATTGCTTTAATAAATCATCTACATCTATGCCCTCATAAGCCCATATGCTTTCGTTTAGCTTATTTACAGAATTATATTTATTCATACCTATATTATATCATTTTGTTAATTTAAAGCTTATTTTCTAAATTATCAGATTCCCTCAACCATTGATCTTCCCATAAACCCATGAGAGATTTGTTGCCAATATCGTCAAAATAGTAGCGTTTCTTTTCTGGATTGTACGTCCATCCATACCAAGTGTCGCCCTCAGACCAAGTTAAATTAGTTGGCTCTTCATTTTCCTTGACTATTTCCGAAATTGCTTCTCTAAGGCGCCTAGGACGCATAAGGTATTTTTCTACTAAAGTTTTAATCATTATTTAAGATAAAATATTTTCTATAAATCCATCAATTTGTTCTGGAGTTGTTTGTGGCCCCATAGATCTAAATTGATCATCAATAAGAAACTTAGTAAAGTTCCATGGCACTTCATCAAAATCTGCCTGCGAGACTAAATATTTAAATAGCGGGTGTGCATCTGGGCCATTAACATCAATTTTTGTAGACATCAAAAAATCTACCCCGTATGTTGTGCTACAAAATTCTTTAATGTCTTCGTCTGATCCTGGTTCTTGTCCGCCAAACTGATTACATGGGAATCCGATTAAAACCAAACCCTTGTCTGCATATTTCTTGTGCAGTGCTTGAAGCCCCTCGTATTGAGGTGTCATTCCACATCGGCTAGCAACATTAACAAGAAGCAATAACTTTCCCTTAAACTGTCCTAAATCTATTTCATTACCATTGTTATCTGTAAAGCTATAATCAAATGCTGACATGTTAATCCTTTCAGGTAAAAGCAGAATCGCTTTATGTATTAATAATACTATTTTGTAAGGTATTTGTCAAGGGTGTATCTATCTGAATCCATTATAATTTCATAATAAAGCATGTCTGGTATACTATGTCCCGCCTTTAAATGATCCTCTATGTGTATAAATAAATGCTCGTCGTCTTTTATTATCTCAGAATCCTCAGACAACAAGCAGGCTGCACAATAAACATAACCCTCTACATGCGAATATATGTATATATCGCTGTCAAAGAACCTGCTGTAAGCCATTTTATCCCATGTACTTTAAATGGAAATGCTTATCACACACGTCTATAGGCTTACCAGTTTTTGGTTCTGGTTCTGAATATTTACTGTCTTGTGGACAATAAAAGCATGGAGGTATGTTGTTGTTCATATATATATTATACCAGATTAAAGGGTTACTTCAATTAGCTTAGCGCACCTATTACATGTGTCATAGGATTTACCAGTAAATGGGCATGCGCCAGCTTTAATTAAAATATGACCTTTAATTAAACAAATTATTTTTTTAATCATTATTTTTGCCTAAAAGCATATCCACCATATTATTTAAATCTGATACGCTATAGTCGTTATCAATTATGTGATCAAAGCCATAATCATCTAAGTCAATTTCTGATGAATGATTTGTGACTGGACCAATTCCATGTCTATTAATTCTCCACACCTGTCCGCCAGATTTTTTAATAGCGTCTGCTTCATTTTTAAAACGTACATCACTAATAACGGCCTTATCTACATCAATTTTATTTAATGCAAGATCTACCCAAAAATTTGCTCCAAACATATCTCTTCCGACTTCTGTTCCAAACACTTGAAGCAATCTACGTATTTCAGGATAAGACTCTTTTGCTTTGTCTAATCCGTATGTGTCTACTAAATTTTTGTATTTGAAAGGGCCTATGCCGTCTAAACCAACAATTGGATTCAATATATACATTGCTTCTTTCATAGGTGCAGCAAAAGAATAGCGAACAAATCCGTGATTGTTAACTAAACGGTCAGCAGCAGTATCTTTGCCAGACCTAGCATAACCAGATAAACCAATTATCATTTGCTACTGCCCTTTTCTTTAAAAACAAACTTTTGAATAACTATTCTTTCTCCACTAATATAATTTAAAACCTCGTGATTTGACTCAGACGGAAAAATAATTAGGTCTCCGCTTTTTGGCTCTAAAAGAAAGTTAGAATCTGGAAATTCTAAATTTCCGCCTTCACATTCATGAGACAAATAAAATATAGCTGTTAAAAATGGTTGCTCAAATTCTATACCAGTTAATGATACATCTGCTATATGATCATTGTGTAGTGGCATTCCTCTTTCTGGAACAGTCCAGCCAATTAGAATCCAATCTGAGAACCCATATTTTTCTTCAGGGTCTAATCCATACTCTTTAACATATTCTTCTAGGCACGGCGCAAAGTCTTCATCTAATTTATTGTTAGATGGCATAGTTTTGTCCATTACCATCCTGTAGCCAGTGTGATGCTCAATTAACAAATCTTTTCTCTTATTATATTCGCCAAGTATATCTTCTTTTAATTTAGGCAAATCTTTAGAAACATTTCCCCACACCATTATTCTATCAGAACGATTAGATATCATTATTTAATTCCGTCCCATGTTCCTATTTTAGTTGTTTCTATTCCATTTTCTTTCCATAATTCAATTATACTTGGGTTATCGTCTACTGCATGCTTTACATCCCAATATACATTTACATACTCTAAAATATCTTTTTTTACTGCGTAATCTTCTCTGTAGTCCTCGTTTTGCCTCATAAATAAAGCATCGTGTGTCAAATTGTTATTTTTTAGCCACCTAGAAGTCAAGTTTCTATACTTTTCTTTTCTGGCGGTTACTATAATTATATCAAAATCTTTACGGGCTTCCAATAACATATTAACAACATCTTTATGTGGCTCACAATTAATAGACTCTTTATGAAATTCATCGTAATTTCTTTTAAAAGAATCAGTTGATCTATCCTGATTTAATATTATACTTAATATTGGGTCTACGTTTACAAGCGTTCCATCAACATCAAATATCCAGGCTGGTCTTTTTATCATATAATACATTATCTCATTTCTGACAGGTTTAGTCAATAAGTGTGGGGGCAGTTTATAGTCATGCCTAGGACCTATTGCAGCTACAAAGTTATTTAATCTTTGATTTTAACTTACTATTAGCCTGCTTAAATCCTAGGCCATATGACCCTAGCATTAATAGAGCAATTGCTGAGGAATGCAATAAATAAAAGAAGGATGTTCTCACTTTTTCCCTTTCTTTATATCAAATCTATCAAGATCCATAACCTTTGACCATGCATTAGCAAAGTCTAAGAAGAACTTATCTCTTGCATCATTTGACGCATATACTTCTGCAATTGCACGTAGCTCTGAGTTAGACGCAATAATAAGATCAATGCGGGGGACGTTAGTTGCCTCACTAGCATTAGTGTAAGAAAGCAACTTAGCTAAATAGGTGTTGTCTAAGTTATTTTTATTTAGCATTCTAATTCCAGATAGTAGTAATACAAGCTCTACTGGATTTAGGTTTAATAGGTTGGCTTTTTCTACTAATAATACTTCTTCTGGGGCAGTAACTCTCCAATTAATGTAGTTACGGAAGCCATCAAATTGTGGCTCAAGTACTGAAAATGAATCAACGTCTGTCTGATCTTGAGATGCATCTGTTCTACCCTGTGTAAATGGAACAGATAACTTAATCCCCGCTTGCTCTGCTGATTTTTCAATAGCAGCACATCCTCCAAGCACAATTAAGTCTGCCATAGACATTTCTGTTTTAATAGATTCCAATACTGCAAGTACTTTACTAATTGTGGCAGTATCATTTACATCCCAAGATATCTGTGGTTGTAATCGAATTCTCGCACCATTTGCTCCGCCTCTTTTATCTGTTTTTCTAAACGTAGAAGCAGAGGCCCATGCAGTATTTACTAGATCTGAAATAGATAATCCTGAATCTAATATTTGTTTCTTTATCTTTTTAATATTTTTATCAGAAATTGTTTTTCTTTTTACTAATGGAACTGGGTCTTGCCATATTAATATTTCTGAAGGAACTTCTTTGCCAAGATATCTTGAAACTGGACCCATATCTCTATGAGTTAATTTAAACCATGCACGAGCAAATACATCCGAGAAGTATTCAAAGTCTTTAAGAAATCTAATAGATATCTTGTTATACTCTGGATCAAATTTTAATGCTAGGTCTGCTGTAGTCATCATAGGTGCATGAAATTTACCATCTAGATGTGCGTCTGGAACTAAATTAGCAGCAGATTCATTTGTAGGAATCCATTGTGTTGCACCAGCAGGACTTTTTGTTTGTTTCCAATCATATGTAAACAATAACTCAAGATATGAGTTATCCCATCGAGTTGGTGTTGGGCTCCATGCGCCCTCTATACCACTCGTGATTGTATCTTCTGCGTTGCCTTTACCGAATGAGTTCTTCCATCCAAGTCCCATTTCTTCTATCGGTGCCTGCTCTGGGTTTGGGCCAACATTAGCTGGATTACCAG